GTCTGCCGTGATGATCGATATATCGAAGGCTCTGAATAATTATTCTGACTCGGCATCAAAAGCGGCAATCGTCATTGATCTGTTCGGGAAGTCCGGCGCGGAGATATTGCCATACCTCGCTGATATAACTGATAACGTGGATCGCTTCACAGGTGTATCGGCGAAAGCCGCGGCTCAAACCGACGATTTCCAGAATCAAATAAAAAGACTGAAGAAAGGTATCGATGTCCTGTTTCAGTCGCTCGCAAGCGATTTGGTTCCGACCTTCAGCAAGGTCATTTCAGCCTTTACCGATTCCGCCTCTGGTTCAGATCGACTCTCGGGAGCGGTGAAACTAGCCGGATCCATGATAGAGCAGCTTGTGATACTCGGGGCAGCAACAGGTCTCGTTTTTTCGACTCTCGGCAAGACAGTGGGTACTGCTGCCGAGCAGTTGATGGCTATCGCCAAACTTGATTTCAGAGGCGCGCGCAATGCCGGGAAGGACTGGTACAACGAGATCGTCAAGGACTATGCGGAGTATGACAAGTTCGTACAGAACATCCTCTCCGGCAATAAGAAGGTCGAGCAATCGACTCAAGCGGCCGCGAAAAAGCCAATCCTGAAATACCAGGGCGGAACTGAGGGGCCTGCTGCAGCCATATCCGAATATGAGAAAGCCAGCAAAGCCGCGAACGACTATATCCAGCGTCTGAAAGAAGAGTCCGAAGCGGTAGGACTCAATACCGTGCAGACCAAGTTGCTCTCTGCCGCTCGCGAAGCCGCAAAGGCTCCGCTGGAATCGCAGCGCCTGTCCATCATGTCAGAAGCGCAGGCATGGGCCCAGGCCACTCAGGCTCAAGAGGCCAGCGTTGCCGCTGCCAAAGCCCAACAGGACGCGGAAAAGAAGCGGCTCGATGGGTATGCCTCGCTGGTTTCTGCTGATGAACAATCTCTGCAATCCCTCAAGGCGAAAAACGATCTAACAGAGTTCGGGGCGTTGGCTGTCCAGAAAATGGGGCAGGCTGATCTGCAGGCTGCGCTCGACCGTGCCTGGGCTGCTGACAACGTCGATCCAGAAGTGATCAGCATGCTTCAGAAACGCCTCGATCTGTCCAAGCAAATAGCGGATGAAACCCAGCGGGGCGAGAATCTGCAAGCTGCGGAGGACGCCGCCAAAGCTGCTGAGGAAGAATGGAATAGGGTAGGCCAGTCCATCGAACAGACGGGTCGTCTTGCCTTCGTGCAATTCGCCGCTCATGGGGTGAGTGCGATGAAATCCATCGGGCAAGCGATAAAGCTTTCCATCATTGACGCGCTCTACCAGTTGACCGTCAGGAAGTGGATTATCAACCTCGTGGCGTCTGTGAGTGGCGGCGGGGGTGCGTCACTATTCTCCAACGCTGCTTTGGCCAGCGGCACGTCTGGCGGCGGAGCTGGCGGTATCCTCAGCGGACTCAGCAGTCTGAGCAGTCTGTTCGGCTCTGCTGGATCAATCTTTGGCGTAGGCGTAGGAACTGCAGGTGCAAGCGCCGGCACCGCATTTATCGGCGGAGCTGGTACGGCGCTCGGCGGCAGCGGATTGTCTGGTGCAGCTGGTCTTGGCGGTCTCGGCAGTATGGGCGGTCTTATGTCGGGCGCGGCTGCCGCACTTCCCATCATTGGTGCATGGATGCTGGCCGGGTCTCTTTCTGGTTCATTCGGCGCGGGGAAAAGTATATTTGGCATAAAGGGCGACGGTATCCTGAATACCATATTCCCAATAATCGGAATATTAGCCGGCCTATTCGGGAAGGGCCCCAAGCAGTATGGCCCGCAGCTGCTGAACGGTACATTCTCCGACCAAGGATTCGTCGGGAATTTCCAGGCAGATTGGACGCGGAAAGTTGGCATCTTTGGCGGGAAGAAACGCGGGACGACCGACTTCCCGATTTCTCCCGATCAGGTCAATTCATTGAATTCGACGGTGGATGGGATAGTGACCTCCATCGACGCGTTTATCAAAGCGACCGGCGACGCGGATCGTTCGCTGGCGGGATGGACCTATACCGTCCGGAGACAGATCGACACGCAGGAGCAGCAGGAACAGCTTACGAAGGATTTGGCTGACAGCATCGGCAAGAAACTCATTCCGGAGGTAGTGGCTCTCCAGCAGAAAGACGAGGCGCTGGCAGATGCCATGACGCGCCTGAGTGCAGAATTCTCTCTCACAGCCGGTGCGATCGATCTTACCGGCCAATCATTCGGTGCTGTCGGTCTGGCTTCGCTCGCCGCTCGGGATGACCTGGTGCAACTGCTCGGCGGCCTGCAATCGGCCACGTCATCTCTTCAGCCGTACTTCGAAAAGTTCTATACCGACGCGGAAAGGGTAGCGAGCACCACGCGACTGATGAACGCGCAGTTTGCGGCGCTCGGAATTACCACGATACCGCAGACGAATGAGCAATTCCGCGCGCTGGTCGAGGCTCAGGATCTGAGCACGGAAGCCGGGCGGCAAATGTTCGCCTCCCTAATCCAGCTTGCGCCGGCCTTCGCTACCGTAACCGACTCTATCCAGAAGGCAGCGGATGACGCTGCCGCGGCCGCGCAGAAGGTTGCAGACTCGATCCAACTTTTGACGACTGATTCTTTCGCGACCCTATTCGACTACACCAAGTACATCCGCCTGGCTGCCAATGCCGGGGTAACAGCGGCGCAACCGGCGGGCCCGGTATTCCAGCCGAGCGGGCAGGTCTATCTGCCGGGCTTCGCAATAGGAACGAACGAGGTGCCACGGGACATGACGGCGCGGATACACAAAGGCGAGCGGATCATCCCTGCCGCGGATAATCGCGAGTTGATGCGCAGGCTGAGCAGTCCGAACGCCGCTAATGATGCCCTAGTGGCCGAGATTCGCCAGTTGCGGGCGGAACTGAAGGCGGCTCATCTGGCCATTGCGAAGAACACAAGCAAGACCGCGAAGATTCTTGATACATGGGACGGTAATGGACAGCCTCCGGAGCGTGAAGCATGACCTTCAAGATTGTCCAGCCCATCACGATTAACGATGGCGCATTGCTTGCGAGCAATGTGAGCGAGACGCTTTATCCTCCCTACGACGCGGGGTTTGTCTTTGCCAAGGGAGATAGGGTATCGGTAATCGGCCCCGATATTCACGAGGTCTATGAATCGCTGCTGGATGGGAACGTGGGAAATACGCCTGCCTCGTCGCCGACGAAGTGGATATATGTGAGCACGACCAATCCATGGTTGATGTTTGATAAATCGGTTACCTCGCAAACCACAAATAGCGACAGCATCGATGTATCCCTGCAAACCTACGGCCGTAATCCCTGCTTGACGCTACTGAATCTATCCGCGGCCGAAGTCCGGGTTCAAATGGTCGATGACCTGGATGGTACCGTCTATGACAAAACGTTCAGCCTGGTTTCCGACTCCGGGATCGATGATTGGTACTCATACTTTTTCGAACCGGTCGTTCGGTTGCAAGACCTGACTGTCCTCGATATGCCGGCATATGCCGCTCCCATTGTGAATGTCAGGCTATCTGCACTTGGTGAGCAGGTAAAGTGCGGCGCCTTGCTGCTTGGACCTTTTACGAACGTGGGTGAGACCGAGCTGGGTGCCACGGTAGGCATTCAGGATTTTTCAGTAAAGCAGCAAGACGATTTCGGCAATTACACGATTGTGCAGCGGGCGTTTCGCAAGCGTGCCACGTTTACCGTCATTATCGACGGAGTGAGAGTCGATACGCTGGAGCAATTCCTGGCTTCGCTACGTGCTACCCCCACTATTTATATCGGATCCGATATCTACGCATCGACCGCTATTTACGGCTTTTATAAGGATCACCAGATCGAGATCGCGTATGCCAAAGAGTCCGTTCTATCGATCGAGATTGAGGGGCTGACGTGAGTGGATATTTTGAGCCCGAGTACATCGAGGAAGATTATTTTGAAGAGGAATATATGGCCGTAACTCCGCTCCCTTCTCCGCCCCTGCGAAGTGATGAACCGGCGCTGTTTATTCAAAAAGCGGACCTGTTCCTCGGCGCACTTCCGCGGTTTGCAACCGAGTTGGAAGCCGTCACGACGGCAATGAACAATAACTCGACTACGTCGACCAGCGCCACGTCGCTTTCAATCGCCAGTTCAGGGGACAAGACTTTCACAGTCGATACAGGCAAGAGTTATTTGCCCGGACAAACCGTAAAAGCGGCGTCGACGCTGGACGGCACGATCTGGATGCAGGGAGATGTCATTTCCTACAACCCCGCCACCGGTCAGCTGGTCATCACGATGAACGCGTCTCAAGGGTCCGGAACCATATCCGACTGGACGCTTTCACTCGCTATTTCTATCGCGAGCTCATCGGGATCGCTGACACAGGACTATCTGGTGCAATCGTTAACCCATGCAATAGGCGGTTCGATTACTGCTGCGTCGACTATAAACCTGTCGACGGTCACAGGAAACCTTGCGCACCTTACGGGGAATAGCACCGTTACTGGCGCAACGATGACTCCGGGCAAGGATGTATGGCTAATTATCGACGGCACTCCGCAATTCACCTATCACGCGACCAATTTGAAGCTTAATTCCGGCGGAGCAAATGTCACGCTGGCCGCTGGCGATATCGCGCTGTTTACGTATGACGGCACTACCGTGCGGGTAGCGATCTTTCGGGCGAATGGAAAAGCGATTGTCGAGACCGCTCCTCCGCCCAGCTCCCCGGTTGGCTCTGGTCTGGTTCACTTTGGTTCGAGTGCTCCTGCAAATTATCTGGTTTGCCCTACCACCCCAACGAACGTAAGCCGTACGACATACGCCACGTTGTTTGCAGCGATAGGGACCACATGGGGGGTTGGCGACGGCTCTACCACTTTTGGATTGCCTTGGTTCGCTGCTGACTACGCCATGCTACAAGCCAATTCAAATGTCGGTTCTGCGTCAACGGGCTCTATTAAGGCTCACACGCACGATATACCCACTTATGAGACCGAAACCGGAATAGGCGGCCTGACCCCTGGCGGGCCAACTTTGGCCACTCCTGTTTCAACTGCCAGCACAGGGGGATCCGCTAACCTCGCGGCCGGTTCTCGCGTGCTGATTTGCGTCAAATATCAATAAGAGGAAGGTATGAAGAAGACTGTTTATTTATACGATCCCATAACGCTTGCGCCGACCATGGCCTATGACGCGCAAGAGAGTCCTCTTGAGCCCGGCGTTTTCATTACACCGGTTTGCTCAGTCGATACGCCTCCTCCTGTTGCCGAATCGAATCAGCGGGTATTCTTCGACGGCGTTTCCGGATGGGTTGTTAAAGACCTGCCCGTTCCGACTCAGGCCGAGCAGTTGGAGGCCAGTGTGGCACAGTTGCGCCTGGCTGTACGCCAGCATATGAGCGCCATCGCCAAAGCCTCTCCGGAGCGATTCAACAGCATCAGCGAGGCGAAAAGCTTTGTCGGTACCGATAACCCCTACGCTGCGGTATCCGCGGCATTCCAGGTGTGGGCGGCGCAAGTGCAGACGTCTGCAAACGCGACACTCGATGCTGCCCTGGCAGGGCAAGCACCCCTTCCCTCGTTGGATACACTGATCGCCTCACTACCAGCCTGGGTGCATCCGTAATGGCAATCATCACTTTACGCAAGGTTAAAGGTTCTCGGCTATCCAATGCCGAGGGCGATGCCAATTTTAAGAATTTGAATACTGAGGTAATGGCTGCGACTGCAAATATCTTGACCGTCAACGCCAACCTAAGCTCGTTCGGCGTGCTCGATCCGACTGGCAAGCTGGTGCGAAAAAGCTTCACGCCCAAAGACCTCACCAAGTCATACGGCACGCTGATCACGGCGTGGGCTGGCGCCACGTACGCGAATGGTGGACTCCAGATTGACTCCGAGGCCTGCCCCGATAGTGCGGCGGCAAGCATCATTCTGGCCAAACTCCCCGGCAAGGACGTGGACCCGGTAACGAACGCGACTGTCACCGGTTTGAGCATTGTCTGCAACACAGTGAACGACATCGTTGTATGGGCCAAGGCGACTGTCCGCGCCGGCGACGAGATTACGTCAGCCATGCCATTCTATGTATATCTTGGAGTGGGAGGTTTTACGAAATCGGCTCACATTACCGGTTTAGTCCCTGCCGACGGTAAGTGGCACCCATTGCAGTTCAACAAGTTCAACTTCACGCAGGCGGGAGGCTTTCTTTTTA